TTTGTTATCGACCATACTTCTCATGTTTTGCAATAATAAATTGTGAAACGGTACTGTTGTTACTGGTGTCAATTTAATTCCTTCTTCCTTTTTTCTGCATAAAAATAGCACCTAGCTTGTGCCAGATGTCTTACTAATGATATTCCGATCCTTGACAAATCGCTGTTTTATTGTCCACGGTTTCTCATATGCCATATATACACCTTCTTACTCTTTTAGCTCACTTTCATCAGCGACAGCTTTATCTACTTTAGGGTCGTCGTCTGAATCTACATCTTCGCTATCGTCCCCAGAATCGTCTGTATCGGTTTCTGGTGGGTTGTCAATAATTAGCGGGTTGTCCTTGTCGTCCTGTTCAACCGTCACCTTACAAGCGTCCAAACTAATACGTCCGCTAAATTCTGGTCTGTTCTGCATATCATCAATTTCATTTTGTGTGAATTTCTTTTGATATGCTATCGTGAAGTCATATTTTTCGGTAAAACAAACCTTATTATCTGGATCCAGTGAAACATACATCCCAGCAAAAACTATCAAATAATAAGTTTCAATCTCGACTGTTATTTGACTTGCGTCCAACCACACCAATGCGAAATTATCCTGATTGGCACAATTATCTTCAGCGCCAAAGAGATAAAAATAAAGCACTGGATATTGTGCTTCATGCTTGCGTATTTCTGTGATTGCGTCGAACGAACTTAGCTCTGCCTTACGCATGTAAAGCTTGTCAAACTCATCTTTTTGAGCCTGTGTGAATTTAACCAATTTGCCACCTCCTAAACATGGTAAGTAACATTGCCGGATATCCAACCGTTTGAGCCTTTGCGTTTATTCCAGTTAAGGCCGACACGCAACTCATCACCGACTACATCAAAGGTTGAGGCAAACACACCGCTATCATCTCTTACATAGCAACCGTTCCAAAGGTTGTAAGTTGGCACTGCCCAATCGGGTATCTTTGCGAAAGGCGTCCCTTTAGTGTCAATGACACCGCTCGTGTTTAATATGTTGAAGTAAATCATAATGACGCCTGGTGACGCCTCTTGTACATAAGACCTGTGATAACCACCGCCATAATTTGCCCAGTGGTTCTGCATATCTAAATCGGCAAAGCGCTTTTCACCGCTTAGAGAATTGGTAGTGATAAAGTCAACACCAAGATTTAACAAGCTTTGCCGGTTACTGTCGTCTTTAGTAGTCCACAAGCCAACTTTCAAGCCAGCTTGATGTGCCTTGATAATATTGTTTCGCGTAACACCTTTACCAGTGTAATTGCTGTCTATGCCACTATTGACGCCCAACTGCTGCGCTTGTGCCATAGTATCGGCAGTGATATCACTCACTAAATAGCTAACTTCAACTAACGGCATGCGTTTCTTGATTTCCTTCAGGGCGTTGAGATTGAAAGAGATAAACATCATTTCATCTTGTATGCCAAAGCGATTGATGATAGTGACCAGCTGATCGTAATTATCTGAAGTGTACTTGTCAGTACTATTGACTTTGATTTCTACCACCGGTATCAGCTGGTAGTCCTTACAAATGCTCAAAGCTTCTTCTAAGCTAGGGATAATCAAATCTTTGTCAGCTTGGTTATCTACCCTATTCCCAGCATCAAGTCTTAATTTTCTGATGTCAGCAAAAGTGAATGAGCTAATTGCACCAGTGGAGTTCATCATGCGATCAACAGTGCCATCATGCATCACTACCCAGCGTCCATCAGATGTACAGTGGATGTCAATTTCGACGCCAGCATGATTGACAGCCTTTCTGATTGCTGGCAAAGAGTTTTCTGGTGCAATTGATTGTGCGCCTCGATGTGCAAAGAAACGTGTACCTTTCCTGAAAGCTTGGTGGTGGTGTGAGTCTTCTGGTGCTGGTGACCAGTCGGTAGCTTTAGTGCCTAGTTCGATTTTGGGACGACCAAACTTTAAATTGTTTCCCTTGATTCCTTTAGACTTCACTCCAATACTGCCTATGCGGTTAGTCCCTTCAGGTATTGTAATCGTGTTACTGATACGCCCATGGAAACTATCACCTACTTTAAAAGTTCTACTCCAGCAATTACGCGCGGCAGGCTTTTTATCATCTCTATAGCAACTCATATACAACAACATTCTGCTCAAACCAGATACTGAGGTTACCTTATCAACATCAAACTGAAAAGACAGCGTGAGGCGCTTACCCACGAAGGCAGCTATATCTATGCTCAAGTCATTATTATAAAATTTGATGTCGTCATTTGTCGACCACACGTCCGAATTGGTAAGCAAATTAGTCCCGCCGATTTCCAGGTCATCCACTGCCTGCTGCGGTTTCTTGTCCATCGCGTCTAGGCGGTCTTTCAATATGTTGTACGTCTTGCCATCTGCCTTGGAGACACGGGCGTCTTTGCTCTCACTGTCCTTGTCCTGACCGTTGATTTGGGCGTCGAAACGATTCTGAGTGCCGTTTGCGATTAACTTAGCGCTTTTGCTATTATCATTAGCTTCCGTAGCAATTACACTACTAATATCAACACCATCTGCCATTGCCTCACGTATATCACCACCATAACGCGCTGCTTTATAATCACGAATTGCATTACTTCTAATTTGTGTCCGTGAATCAACTTTTTTCTTATCATAGTCATTAGGGAATTCTATTTCTCTTTTTAAATTTGTCACTTAAAAACCTCCTAAATAAATGCCTCATTGTAGGACTTATCCACATCAAGCGATATTCCATTAAACGTGTTGTTATATTGCCAAGCGTCTGCACCTTGTGGCGGTGTAGAAATACCCCAACTAGCTATCCATTTGTACTTAGACTGTGATGTGAAGCGCGTGCCCATCCACGAGCTTGAGCTATAGTCGGCCGTATTAGTGTAGCCAGCGTCTGACAGCACTTTATTAAACGCTTTAACTTCATTAGTCAGCGCCGTTGTATCACTGGATAAAGTTCCATCTTCAACATCACACGCCACGATGGTGCTTTTAGAAATGTTGTTTGCTTGAAGTTGCTTAAGATACCATCTAGCTTCATCTTGCGCATTAGCAACACTGGTTGAAGTGAGATAATGATAAGTTCCAATGAACTTCATGCCTGCGTTGACTGCATAACCTTTTTGGTTGGCAAAATACCTATTAACATAAGCAGTCCCACTTTCCGAACCTTGTGTTAGCTTGATAATCACACCTTTAATGCCTTGTGAGTAAAGCGTGTCAAAATTTTGTTGAGTAAAGGCGCTTTGATAATCTGAGATGTCCATAAATTGCGTGCCGGCTGTCCAACTCCCTTGATTAAGCTTGTCGATCTGATCTTGCAATTTTTTAATGTCTGTCGATGTTGCCTTGTTCTTGACTTGTTCAGAAACATTGGCAAGCGACCACTGATAAGCCTTCAGCTTATTAAGAAAGTTGCTACTTTCAGCATTACGTTGTTTGTTCAACATAGCTTCATAAGTGGAACCATTCATCGCATTAGCGCCTAATGTGAGTGATGAATTAGCGACGCTCAAACAATTCAATGTTAGACCAGTTATGCGTTGCTCCATGTCGATGCCTTGAAGTTTGTTATTGACATGTACGGTGTCCCCACAATCAAGCATAGAAAATTTGCTGGGTGAGATAAATGCCAAATCGACATAACCAACTTGAAGCTGCATGTTAATGTTAGCTTGACTTGCAAGGAACTTTTTGCCTTTAGAAAGTAGAGCACTTGCAGTCGTCACATCGTCCCACACCTGCGTGGCTGTTTTCCGTCCAAATTGTGCAATCAATGCTTTATCTTCCAAAAAAAGACTGCCGTTGTTGACACTTGAAATATTCAACCGAGGATAGGCAACTTCTGCGTTATCTGAACTAGCTTCGCCCTCTGCTGGTTCCCGTGTGGCTCCTAAAGGCTTTAGCACCGTCACAACACTTTGCGCATCAACTGAACGAGCTAGTGAGACCATGTTCTGTGTCAAAACAATGCTTTGCTTGTTTGTACTGCCAATTTGAGGCATGTAATCTAAATAGAGCCCATCATTCTCATGGCGGACTCTGATTTCGCCTCCAAGGCGATCAATTAACTTTTCTTTGATGTTTTCATATGTGTCTTTGGTTTCGTCGATAAAACGATAGACATTATCAGTGCTGTTCGTGACGGTAATTTTACCCAATTTGATCTGTTTGAAATTTTCTACTTGCTTATTATGCTCATCAATCAGCCACTTTAAAAATTCTTTGATCGTGGTGTTGTGAAACTCTTTAAATGGTGGCGTGCTATCGTGCAAGAAGCCTTCCAACCCTTCACATGTCACTTCTTTGCTGATTGAGCCTGAGCTATCCATCTGATCGTTTGAAGTTAAAACACGCCCTTCAAAGATCATAATTTGAGTGTCCGGACGGTAAACTCTCACAAAAGATTGATATGGAAAAATATTTGCATACTCCCGATGTGACGGATCCAGTGAAAATGTGAAACTTGGATAACTATCCACACTCTTAGTGACAACTGCCGACATCAGTCTCCGCCCGCTCAATGTGTCTGAATTTAAAGAAAAATCTTGTTTGGCATTCAACCCTTGCCTTAGTATGATCTGAAAACCACGTGCCACTAGATCACCTCCTCCGTCCAGTCAAACTTGAGCGTGCCATTGCCAGTGATCTTGATGTGATTCTCACCAGGTTGAAGTTGGACGTCCATGTTATCGGTCACGCCTGCTGAAATATGGCAAATGACACCATCAATATTTAATCTGAAATCTGAAATAGCATCGCAAATTAAGTTAATTGGTGCTTCACCAGTGTTAACCAGCACAATGCTTTCAGATCCACTTATGTCATATTCAGTTGGTTGCATGACTCCATTGATAAGGTCAAATGTGTCCCAAAGCTCATTGTATTCATTCGGATGGAACAAGAATGGATAGCACTGAAACACTACTGAAATAGTTGAGTAAACGGATCCTTCTGTGATCGTAGGTGCGGCCTCAGCTTCGGCTAAATAAAAACGGTAAGGGTCGGCGTCATCAATTAACTTTGTCTTGCCTTTTGTTCCCATTAGCCAATCGGCAATCACGTGATACATATTTTGTGTTGCCATATAATCAAGTCTGCCTGAATATAATCGGCATGAAACGGTGATTGTTCGCTCACCGTACGAGTTGTTACCATATATATCTGATAGATCAATCACACCGTTAGCATACGGTAGTTGAACTGTGACCTTATTTTTAGCAGGCAAAGTAACAGCTTTATCGGACATGACTTTCAACCCAAAATCTGATGAATGATGCCCATTAAAAGTAAAGCCGTAATCTTTATTAGATGTTGGCATTGATTGCTAACCCCCTATCATTGAATTGTTGGCGTTGGACGCGCTGAACTGATCCATAGTTCTCATATGCTTTTGAAAAACTTTGGCCGTCAACTGTGACACGCTTGTCAACGATAGCGTCCAACTTCTTGCCGAGACTATCCAGTTTCTCACCATAATCGTGCATGACGATCTCTTGGTTATTTGATTGACTGTTAGAGCCGGTCAGTGTTGGTTGTACCATTGTTCCGTTGGAAGCTTGTACACTTCTAACCACACCGGCAATCTTGGCACTCAACGAATTAGGTGCAAACGCTGCACGCTCATTCAAGGCATCCATCAACAAACCATCAGCGCTGTCTTTTCGTGCATTGACTACATATTCAGGGTTATGTTCAGCAAGTGAGGCAATCTGCGGTTTCTTAACATATCCACCATTATCGTAGCCGTGCCCATTGCCTAGAAACGACAGGCTAGAGCCATAACGCTTTTTCGCGTAACGTAAAGCAGCAAGCAAGTTATCATAACCATTAAATATATTATGGTGTCCTTTAAACGCATTGGCGTTAAATGTAGTGCTAATTGTTTGCATCAAGCCTTTAGCAAGGTCACCAGTTTTATTATTCTTATCCCCGATGTTACCTTGTACGGCTTTTTCGTTCCCACCTGATTCAGTGCGAATCTGACGCAAGACTTTGTTTACCATGCCAGAGCTAGTAGACAAACCGTTGGCTTTCAAGGCATCTTTTACTTGGCCTTTCCAGCGTTGTACACCAGCGCCTTTTGGTGCATCTTTGTCTTCATCGTGTTTATTCTTCAACTTCTTAAGCATTTTAACGAATGTGCCAGAAATACCTTTGACTAAGCCATGACCTAAGGCCGGTGTAACTTTAGTAACCAATTCCGAGCCTCTGATACGTCCCATCGCATTAGTTACGACATTGCCCAGCGATTTAATCGGATGCTTGATAAAATTGACGATACCGTCCCATTTATCTTTAACCCAACCAGTCAATGAGCTGAGCCAATTCTTTGAACCACCTGCATAATGTGCGATAGATTCACCAAACATCGAGCGGGAGGCCTCATGTGGAACGACTGTTTCGTCGCCTTCCAAATTGACATAAGCATTCTTACCAGTGACTTTATAAGCTTGGCCACCCTTGAGGATAGCCTCTTCACCGTTACCATCATTAACTTGTGCAATACCACGATAACCAGAACCACCAGTTTTTAACTTTCTGATTTTATGAATAGCATGTTTAGAACCACCAAAGGTGTGGATTATTTTGTTAATACCGCCAATACCTTTGTTCAGCCAACCAATAGCGCCGTTAATACCATTCTTAACGTGTTTTTTAATAGAATCTTTAATTCCTTTAAAGACATTTTTGACGCCTTTACCAAAGCCACTAAATGCCCTGGTCAGCTTACCCAAACCACCGCCGGTAAGTTTATCCAAGCTTCTATACATACCTCGAAAGTGGTCATGTGCACCTTTTTTAATAGAAGATCCTATGCGAGAAATATCTTTGCCTAAATTCCCCCAATGCCCACTTACAACGTCCTTCATAGTTTTGGTGATGGCCTTGCTAGTGTTAGCTCCATTTTTAAAATCTCTTTTGGCAGTTTTCCACATTGATTTAGCTGCACCTGTGGCACGCTTTTTCATGTCGTTGAAGCGATCAGCAACGGCTTTTTTGCCATTATTAGTCCATTTCTTGACATTTCTCCATCCATTAGAGAAGTGTTTTTTAGTGCCATTCCAGAGGTTCTTAACGTGTTTAACTGCGCCTTTATACATCTGACCGAACCACTTAGTTACACCTGAGAAAATAGCTTTAGCCGATTTAACAATGCCATTAACAAATTTTCTGAATTTTTTGTTGTGCTTATATAGTTCGACCAAAATTGCAATAACCGCAGCAATTGCTGACACGATCAACACAAACGGATTGGCCTTTAGAAAGTTAAACGCAAGACGTATACCCCTACCAGTTGTTTTAGCAACAGTCACTAAACCACTCATTGCCTTTTTGGCTGCACTTGTTGCAATGTGAGCTGTAAAACGAAGTGCTTTTTTAGCACCCTTGCCAGCAGTTCTAAAAGCTTTTCCCAAGCCGCGTACCGTTTTTTTAGCAACTTTTGCGGTAACTTTGGCACTCCATTTCAATGCTTTTTTTATACCACCGCCAGCTCTTTTGACGTATGTGGCAAAGGTTGAAATAGCCTTTCTAGCTGCCTTTGTCTTTACATTAAGCTTATAAGCAATAGATTTTGGCAATCTTGTTAATGCACCAACTGCCGACGAAACGCCGGACAAGACTTTGCCTGCACCCTTTAATGCAAAAATGGAAGTACCAATGTATCCAATAGCCTTACCAACTAACATTAAAGCTTTCTGATGTCCGGCCATTTTTTCAAGCACTTTAGCAATGCTACTGACTGGGCCTTCACTGTCTTTTGCATTATCTTTGAGCGACTTTATACCATCTACCACGTCACCGATAATATCAGCAAACACACTGAATGCACCTTTTGCAATCGTGCCAATTATTTTTCCAATCGGTGAAATAATTTTACCGAGGTCACTAAACGCACGCTTAACTGGTCCAACCGCTTTAACGATCAACCCAAACGCTTTAGAAGCTGCCCCAGCTAGACCGTTAATTGCGCCGGTGATGTTACTTTTGCCGATAGCGTCGATTATGGCTTTCAGGCCATTAACGATCTCAGATTTTAAGTGACCAAATGCACCTTCAAACGCAGCAGTCCCTTTGGCATACTTTTTAGCCTTATCAGTCATGCCAAGCTCTTCAATAGCTTTATCGAACTCGCCAGCACTGATTTTGCCATTTGCCATCGCGTCACGGAAGTCGCCAGTATAGGCACCGTTTTTCTTCATGGCCTTTTGTAATTTGCCAGAAGCGCCTGGGATCGCATCAGTTAACTGATTCCAGTTTTCTGTGGTCAACTTACCAGCACCAGCAGTTTGGGTCATGACTTGAGCGACGGATTTGAAATCATCCTTCGTTCCGCCAGCAACCGCAGTTAGGTTCCCAGCCGCCTCGGTTAGTTTTTCATAGCCTTTAACGCCGTTCGCAGCTAACTGGGCTGTCGTGCTTGAAACGTCTTTCAGATCATAAACAGTTGTATCGGCATACTCCTTAACGTCCTTGCCAACTGATTTAATTGTTTTGCTACTTTTGCCGGCTAACTCCATCGTGGCTTGAAAACCCTGCATAGCATCAGAAGCGTTCATTGCTTCTCCAGCTGTATCCTTTAGGTATCCGCCAATGGCAGATACACCTTGCAAGACTGCACCACCGATAAACGAGCCCTTGATAATATCCTTTAACCTGCTGAACTTGCCTTTTGTTTCTTCGGCCTCATTCTGAATGTTACGTAAGCCTTCACTTGCGTTGTCATTCAATTCAAGTTCTGTCAGATATTTAGTCGGTATGGACCGCAAAAGTTTTTCGTAGTCGATTACTTCGTCTTCTTCAGCCATAGCCTCTAACTTGGTGCGTACACTTTTAGGCAGTTTTTGAAGTAATTTATCGAAGTCAACAATGCCATGTTCTTCGGCATCAGCTTTTAAGTTGGTAGTCTTTTTCTTTGGCACTTCGTCGATCAGTTCATTAAAGCCAGTGACTTCACCACGTTCGGCATCGGCTAACAGTGCAGTACGTGTCTCTTCGGGTAATGAACTTAAAAGCTCGTCAAAATCGACGACTTCCCCTTTTTGTGCTTTGGCTAAAAGTTCAGTGATCTCTTCTTCTGGCAAAGCTTCCAACAGCTTGTCAAAGTCGGTAATACCTGCCTCTTCAGCATCTGCTCTCAGACGCGTTATTTCTTCATCTGGGAGCTTTTCAAGTGAGGTTTTAGCACTAGCGACTTTCTCGCTTAAGTTGCTGTCATCAGCCTCTAGTTTTTGTTTAACAGGATCTGAAAAATCATCTTGGACTTTCTTAGAAGTTGAGCTTGATTTATCAGATACCTTTTCAGCATTCGCATTGAAATCTTCACTTAACTGATCGCCAGTGCCTTGACCGATTGATTCAAGGCGCTTGTCAACTTTGTTAGCCTCTTGCATGGCTTTATCAACGGCCATGTCTATATCAATTCTTATTCTTCCATCGCTTGCCATGTCTAACCTCCTTCCACTGCACCAACAATACCGGCAAATATATCATCTTGTGATTGTGCTTGGTCTTCAACGGACATGCCTTCGGTTAACGCATAATAATCTTGTAATTCACGTATGTGCTGAACCTCTTTTTGATCTTCAATATCGTTTGTTTCTGTTTCACGAATCTGAATGATTTGCTTGAACAATGTCTTATCTGTCAAACCATGCAATAATGCCTTAAATTTGTCCCAGTGCATTTTGCCCTGTTCTTCAACTAAATCAATACCATACTGTTGCATAAAACCCGCATAGATCATTTCAGCGTCCTGTATATAAGAAAAAGACCGGTTAGGTGTATCGCTACCCGCCCCGGTCTGAAATTGTCCGTATGGATCCTCATTAATGTAATCAGTCACAATCTGCACCGCTTCAATTAAAAAGTCAGTATCTTCATTATCAACCACATGTTCAAGCGCTTCTTGCCCATAGAAAGACTTAAAAGCAAACAGCACTTTGTCCGATTGACTTACATCATCATCGTCCATTAACTTATAAAATTGTAGGACATTATCGAAACACAGGTTAGGCACATACACATGACCGTTATGTTTGATCTCATCTTGCGAATTGTCTGTTAAGCTTAGCACTTACATCACCGCTTACTTTTAACTTTACCGTTTTTCGTGTATTCTTTCTCTTTGGCACGACGAGTTTCGCGATTATCATTTGCCAACAATTCATCTGCCTGATCGCGTAAGATACCGATAGCTTTCATGATTGCCATGGTGTCTGAATGGTAATGTTCAAATATCTGCTGACCCGAGCCTTCACCTAAATAACGGTCAAAGAAAGCGATCGCACAATCACGCATTGGAGCCATCATGCCGTTATATTTATTTTTTTGCTCGTCAACTGAAAGATCATTAAATTTAGAATTGCCGTCCTTGTCTTCCTTCATCAGCTCATCAACATCTTTCAAAATTTCATTAATCTGAGCTAACGTTTCGATTGCTGCTTCACGAAATTCATCGTTAAAAGCAACCGTACGGTTTTGACCTGCAATAGTAATCTCGGCTTCATTTTGAATCTGCTCGTCAATGTTAAGTTTTAAAACCATTATTTTGATCTCCTTTTTCGTCTCACTTCTACTCGTCTCTGTTTTTTAATTAAATTACTTTTCTAGCTTGGTCTCCCCGACCGCGCCTTGGTCGACGATCGGGGTTGTTATTTTCCCGAGTTATCGTCCGGGTGTTTGACATCTGGCTTTCCGTCAAAATCGGCGTTAAACGAGAATGTCTGTTTTGCACCTGGTGCACCACCAGAAGGTACAATCGCAGACATGTTAATAACACTAGTCAATACTGTACCGTCTGTTGCAGTCCAGCGGAACAACGTCTTCAAATCAGGACCGATTGAATATTGCTTAGACACAACATAATCTTGACCTTCATCGCCTTGTTTGCGGTGTCCTGCAAATTGCAATTGCAAACGCTTAGCGGTAACGTCAGTTGTTTGCCAACCTTCCCCGTCGTAGTATTCATCATTACTAGATGTTTCATTGTACGAAGGTGTAACATTATTAACACCACCAGCAATAGGAACGAACTTTGCTTCCTCGACATCATCTAGTGTCTTGTGGGAAAGAACGTCAATTTCATATCTGTTTTCATGGTTTAAAGTAAATCCACCAATGTTTTTAGGCATTTCTTCAGCCATATTTATTCCTCATTTCTATATTTGTTTTTTATGATCGTGACCCCAATTTCAAGGCCACATCTTACGTTTTGAATATCAATTGTTAGCTCGGCAGGTTCGGATTGGACTTCAATACCCACAAATTGAAAGTCTGTGGGTTGAGGTTGCCCTTTTAATGCCAAGTTGTCCAAGTCATCTAAATAGTTACTAATTCTGATAAGTTGATTTTGTGCTTCTTGCAAGGCGCTATAATCACCCACAGGAACCTGTCTAATGATCTCGAAGTTATAAAGAACCTCTTGTGTGCCTTCATAGTCTTCATCAACTATATGTGAGCCTGGTAGACGCGTTAATACCAACTGGGAGCTGTTTTGTGGATCAAGAAAGCCAGCAACTAATTGAAACCCCAAATTCTGTTGAATTTTTTTAGCTAATTGTTCTCTTAGATCTGTCATTACTTCCACCCCGCTCCACTAATAAACGCCTCATTGCATTTCTGCATTAAGTCTTTACGTGCTTTTAATCTTAGATCCCATCGCTTGCTTGTTCCTGGTGTCGTATAATTATGAACCATATGCCCACTAACAACGCCATAAAACTGTGCTTTGGCGTACGGCATTACATAATCAATATATGAGCCATCTGATGCCATGACTGAGCTTTTGCGCAAGTTACCTTCTAACCTGGGTACAAACTGCTCCATCGCTTGATGTGCGTTATTCATATAGGCTTTACGCCCTCTAATAAGTGCCTGTCGGCTTAATTTACGATGCAAGCCGGTTAGGTCTACATGTACCTCAATAGCCATTTAAAGCACCTCCAGCTCATACGACCATAGTTCGTTACTAAACGGATTGCGATTATCCACGATCTTCTGTACGGTGTATTCGTCGCCTTCAAATGTGATCTTAGAACCAATGTTTGCCTTCGATAATTTAGGGATCGGTTGAGAGATGTTTTTGTATAAAAAAACAACGGCATTGGCAACTATCTGCCTGTCGTTGTTCGTCCCTGTATATATTGTTTGTGGTTGAAAGACTACGCTTTGAATGGTGATCGGATCATCGTACGTCGGTTTGGGATAGACTCCACCTGATTGGCCTGTAAACCGTCTTAATATTATCTGCTGTTTGGCCATACTTTCCGGTATCAATAGCATGAACTAACACCTCGATACATAAGCCCTGTTTGAGCTAGTAAAGTGTATGCCACTCCATAAATACCCAAACGACCCACAGTGGACTTTGCAGCATCTCCACCCTCTACAGTAGTCCGACCGATAGAAACACGCTGTACACTGCTTTGAGACACTTCGTAAGGCGTTGTTAATCCCGTATAGTTTGAAAAGTTAACTTGCTGAGCGAGCGCGTGCTTAAATAAGTCTTTGCGCCACTTAGCATCGCTTTCCAGATCGTTCATACGGTAAAAGCTTTTGGTCGCAATGTCAAATAATGATTCGGCAGCAGCCTCTGATTTATTGAATTTATCTTCAGTTAGATCATCAGCAATAGAACCTAACGCTTGATATTCTTCAAATGTTAAATAAGCCATTCGGCACCTCCTCGAAACCGCCAGAACTAGGCGTCCTCATTGTTCATTTTGTGGGCGATCGTACGTTTAAGCTACTGAAACGCACTTGGAATACGCCTCATAGCACTGTTATTTAGTAGCTTTATTAACAGAAAAGTCCACGGTTGTGTTATCGGTGAAAGTAACCTTTGCACCAGTAACTACACCGTTCTTATCTTCGTTGATAACACCGGCAGCATCGGTAAACCAATTTTCATATTTCGTTAATCCTGCTAATTTAATGCGTCTTCTGGTGCCGGTGTCCATGGGGTAGCAACACTGCCCTTTTCCAGCTTCAACTTACCGAATTTCAAATATGTTCCTGTGCTTAAATCAAAAGCGGAACTCGATCCTCCGATGTCAAACAATCGTACATTGTTATATGTTTTACCCGGCCACGTGTATGTTGATACAAGCTTATAGCTATTTTGTCCTAGCTTTTGAACCCTCGCTGGTTGATAATCATGCCCTGCCCCGGTATGCCATGTAATTTGAGCCTCACTCAGGTCTTTGACAGTTGCATCAGTCTCAAACCATATTGTTTGAGTATAAGTCGTCCCTTTAGTAAGCATATACCAAAAGGAATGTGGATCTTGTGGAAGAATTTCACCAGCAGTATTTAATGGTAATTTCAAGTAAGCATAGCCGTCTTGCCAGACAGTATTAGGGATGCCATAACCCATCACGTATTCCTGATTAGTACCAGAAGCTAGATTCTTACCATATACTTGCTCGCCATTGCTGAAAACCTTGTCCACCGGCTTACCATCAACAACACACGCTTTACCGTTGATTATTGACATTTAATCACCCCTCAATGAAGTAGACGCCGGACTTGTCAGTCAACGCGTCATACTCTGCTTGTGAGACGATATTGATAACGGCATCATCACCCTTATCGCCTTTCAGACCATCACCAACAGCATCTGATACTTCTCTTTTTAGTTGTTGGCTTAGGTCGCTGAACTGCTGAATAAAGTCGTCAACCGTGATGCTGCTGACTAGATCCCCAGAAATTCCAGTGACGTTCTCGTTGATTTTAAGTGCTAAAAATCCATCACTAGGATAGATTGCAGTGCCACCATTTACGGTGTCCCACAACTCAAGCAGATAGCTTCCAACTGGCAATTGAGCCAATTGTCCGCTAGTGATGGTTGCCTGATATCCCGCGATACTGGCACTGATTCCCAACAGATATCCGGAATCGTTTTTAATTCTGACCTTTGCATCTACTGATAGGTTTGCTGCACCACCATCATCGAACGCATTCAAATATATTTCAGTTGTGGTATCGGCAAATTTAAACTGTTTATTGCCGTTGTCAAGATATAGCTTCCTAATAAAGAATCATCTCCTCGCGCTAATCATATTCATCATCGTTATCTCATTAAGCTGTGGTATCAGTACCCGTTGATTCAGCCATATATATTCACTCTTTTTCTTATTATGTTAATCTGGCAGCGCCGACCTTAACCTTGCCGACTGTCGGCGGTGTTATTTTCCCGAGCCACCATCACTTTTTGGTGTGATACCTGTATAGATACCAGCTTTGGCATTATCTAATACGATTGCATCATAGTAGGATAAGCCTTTGATTGTGTACCGGTAACCGCTGCGGTCTGTTTCTGGTGAAATAACTGAAACGTCATCATATTTTACAATCGGTGCAATAGCAGTTAATGGAGTTAAGGCAAAGTTAACTGTGCCCCCGATGTCCAAACCACTAATGCGATCTTTAGCCACGCGCAAAATCGGAACACCGCCGTCAAGCTGTGCAACACTCCGATCAATGCCGTTGATGTTTTGTGTATTTACAGAAAATGAACGGGCGATGTCCTTTGCATTTTTCAAGGCTTTATAGAAGCCAGCAGATGCAAATAAGACATATCCGCCTGGGATCTCATGATCAAGCATATATGCTTCAATATCGTCGTATACATCCAACACATTTTTAGCCGTGACAGTATCAGTAACGTTTTTACCAGCATTATCGGCTAAGACCTGCATTGCCACCTTGTCACGGCGTGGGATAGTTACCCGGCGTTGATGTTCAGAAACAACATTGGCAACTTGGTATGCACCGTTTTCAGATGTGTCCAACTCATCAAGATCGTATCCAATCCAGTCTTCATGTGTAAGTTTGACTGTTTCTTTAGTCATGTTTACCTTAGACCGAGCATTATCTCCATTGCGAACATATTCTTTCGGTTGCATTAAGCCGTCCATTTTGTTGATCCGTACTTCATTGACACCCACAAAATCAGCAGCAGTAACGCTCTTAGCGCCTGCCATTAGTGGTTGCCAGATTTGAGATTCGGCAGCAAACTCCTGATCAATTTGCGCCATATCTTTACTATCTAAAACAATACTCATAGTTTAATTCCCTCTTTCTATTTTTCTCCGCTCATACGTTGAGCAATCTTCTGAACCATAGTCGGTTCATTGCCACCATTGCCACCGCTGGGATTACCTAAAGAAGTAACCTGAACACCTTTAGGCCCATCAGCTTCCTGGTTGCTTTTGGTATCGAACAAATATGAATCGTTTTTCTGCACTTCTTCTAACTGGTCATTAAAGTTTTCAAGCTTACCGTCTTTACCCACTGTGACTTTGTCCAAGTCTAGTAAGCCAAGCACGGCTTTCGGGTTACGCGCTTTTGAGTCACGTAATGCTTCGTTGATTTTGAAATCTCTGCTTTGATCAGCCAGTTTCTGTTGCCACTCTTCATCTTTGTTCTTGTTTGCTTCTTGGAGCTGGGCTAGTTGATCTTGAAGCTCTTTGTTATCCTTAGACGACTTCTTAAGGTCCTCTAATTGGCTGTTATGGTCTGCAAGTTGTTCTTTTAAGCCGTCACGTTCAGTTGTTAGGCTTTCAACTTGGTTGTTAGCGTCTTGAACGTCCTTGCCATGTTCGGCCATGATCTTATCAATCGCTTCACCTTCAATGCCTAGATCCTTTAGAAACTCTCTTTTCATGTGTATAACCTCCATACGTTTTTATTTCCCAGCAACGACTGGGTTTTGGTTGCATGAAAAATAGACAGTTTAACGACATATCCAGGTCGAATATATTTATTTTGCTACGATCCTCTCACGCCCATATTGACGTGCTAGAAAATCGTTATCTTTGACAATATCTCTTAACTTGCTCTGATAACCGCGAATACTTGTCTTTAGTTTACGTTGAGCCTTCTCATCACCCAATTTATTTGCCATTTTTAGCTTTTCCTTTTGGTGGCGAACAGAGCGCTCATAATAGCGTTGTTTCTGCTGTATGTCTGCATTCTTGCGGGCTTTACGTGGATCATAATGCTTTTGAAAATTATGACTCACACCCTCAACATAGGGATATAGATCATGCCGACAATTAATACCCAGTGTCTCGCTAGGCTGACCATATCCATAGTTATATATCGAATCATAACGCGGGTTATATGATTCGTGTGTAGGGGGTACGATATTTACCACCTTACCTTGAATATGCGAACACGCTTCACGTGCGGCAGGGTGACTTGTCATAGTAGCGAGTACGCTGTCGAACTCTTTCATCGATTGAATACGTGTATCATTAAATGTCCTTGATGCAGTAGAGGTAAGTACCGTACGGGTGTAACCCTCTAAGCTCCATTGATGCCCGCCTTTGTCAATTAAAGATGTTTTCATACCTTTGTCCTGCCATTGCATAATATTGTCTGTAAGGGCACGCTGTGGTGTTTTACGTCCTGTCTGTATATCCAAGGTAGTACGATTAACAATATCTTGGAACGTCCGCATTGCTGCATTCTCGCCATAATTAGTAGTGAGTAGTGTTTGATTAACATTATTATCAATATCAAGAAAAGCTTGATGTGCATAACTCTTAATAATCTGCCGTTGAGTTGAACTGATTGGCTTATTTTTTCGTTGCAGCATAGTGGCCAATTGACTGTTCATTTGTTGAGCAACTTTCAAACCATTATCTTCGATTAAACTTTTAATTTGTTGCTCGCTCATATTAGCCGTTTTAGCAACCATACGGACGACTTCTTCAGTAATCCCACCCATTTTCTGTAACATAGCAAAACGCCACGCTAAGGGGTGCTCTCTGTCCATTAACAACGAACGTGTGTCTTTAGTTGCATCAATTAACAGATAGAACAACTCTTGCTGTAATCTGGTGTAATTATCAGCTATCTTGTTGGCCTGATGATTCATCTGGTTCATCGTTATCTTCTTCGTCATCAGTACCACCTCCACCAAATAACGCGCCTTCTTGCAATGCAGCAGGAGTTCTGTCAGCTGATTCTTCTTGAGATTTCTGGATCCAATCCTCGGCTGTCGTCTCATTAATACCATAATTACGAACCAAGAATTGAACGCGTGGCATCATACCATCATCGACGGCTTGCATGTCTTTATTAAATTGTGCCTCCTGGTCTACAAATACACCGTCGTTGAAATCAACAATTGTTTCGGTGCTGTCCACATCACCATTCCATAAAGGAATGCCATTGCTGAATAAAGCACCATTGCTTGCTGTATATAAGATAGCTCGCACTAGTGCTTTAATTTGCTTATCGACCTGAGTTAAGTAAGAAGAACGCGTCTGATAGGTCATAGAGTTATTAGATACAACCTCAGTAGCTGTCTTAACGCCCTCACCATCAGCAGTAAATGTGCCTTGTGATAAGCCTGTTTCATTTTCAAACTCACGCATAAAGAAACTCATTGTTGATTGGTATTGCGCATTGCGGATAGGCTGTGTCAAGTCAGTGATCTTCATTTGTGGATCACCATACATTGCCTCATAAATATCTGTGCTCTTATCGAACATCGGTGGGTGCATCTCTTGCTGACCATTTCCGCTTGCCATTGGTCCGCCCGGCCTTAACATCTCGGAAGGCACTGCAATACGACGCTTGCCAATTTCTACTTCGTGTACAAACTGATCGTGAGTCATATTAACTGCGTCAACGGTATGCTTAGCATTGTCAATAATGCCCAAACCTAACGGACTTTCGGGGGAAATATTATTAGCTCCCGGTGTTTTAAAGTATGCAAATAGAGGTGTTTCTAGGCCAGATAGTACACTAATTGGCTGTAAGCCCTTATACTTCGGTAACTTATCTAACGGGACATTAACGCCAATTTGTCCTTTATCCTCGGACTCATACAGCTCGTTAGTGATCTGATAGTTGTAGCCACCTTCTTTTGCAGGTATCCATTGGTGAAACTCTAACAACGTGTAATAAAGATTCTTGTTGCCATCTTGTACGGTCGTTTTATCCGCAATCGCTGCTTCATTGATCTCGGTGACATTCGATTGCAATGGATAGAATTGATCGGCTTTAATCCATGATAATTTGATCTTATCATTTTCCACATATGGGCGGATAGCAAAACCACCTAATGCAATACCTTGTTCTAGCTGTTCTTCATATGTTGTATAGAAGTCGTTATCAGCCAGCACTTCATCAATCAATTCATGTGCTTTATTGTCCTTAATAGCAGTGGCATCATCACCGTTAGCAACACTCTCTTTGTTATTAACTGCCACTGAACATTGCTCGTTAAAGATAACTGAAGCTAAGCGTCTAGCAGCCATCTTAGTAATGTTCAGGCTAGATAAACGGCGCTCACATTCATGACCGTAACTATTGCGGTACTCCACTTTTGGAAAGTCGTTGCGATAGTATCGCTTAGCCTCGGCTATCCTAGTATACTCATCTGGTGAGATAGATATACGGCCATCGTCCGTTATGTTAGTCAGTGTTTTAATTACACCCACCTTAGCGCCTCCTTTTCGAAATAGATTTTTAATGCTGTCAATTAACGACATAGTCCACCTCCTACCATCTCAAGCCAAGATCACGTTCAGCATCACGCACAAAGTATTGGAACTGATCCGCACAATGATCGTTTTCTTTTATGACTTTAGGATCATCGCTTTGCAGTGTCTTCTCGTCCCATTGGTATCGCTTGTTTTCTTCGTAGAATATTTTATTAGCTTCTTTTTTGAGCATAAAAAAACGACCATGAGCTAATAAGTCCTGCACACGATCGACCATGTCAACCTTTTTAAGTTTGTTCACTTTGTGCCAATGGATAGCATACTTAGCATAGAACTCATTATCCAAGGCACCTTCAGCTGAGTCCATTGTCATTCTCATAGGCGTCATACCATATTCTCGGCCGTTACGATCAATGAACGCTTTTAAATCTTCAGCTAACTGAGTAGGCGATTTCTTATAAGCTTTACCAGCAGGAGAATAGTAATAATTATCCAGTAGTATCACGTTGCCTTTAGCAGTTAAGCCGTAACAACCGCACGTAGTAGCAGATGTCTCGTGCCCTGTATCGACTGAATAATATAAGCCTAGTAAACGGTCATCACTGGGAAACTCATCTATGACATGAAATAAATCAATATTATAAACGTTAGTCCCTAAGCCGACTACTTCACCCAGATACATCCACCGATAATAGTCAGGATCATTTTGTTTAACTGTCTCTATTTCTTGAAGATAGCTCTTAGCTAGAATATTAGGCAGTGTCACATCTTTATATGTTGAATGATCAACGTACCAATCAGGCGTGTTTCTTCTGCTTTCGACAAACTCATTGATCCAATCATACGGGTTCTTAGGTGGGTTATAGCTGTAATACGTTTCAACCTTTAGGTCATTTGGCAGTTGCTTACGTGTGAATGAAGCTCGCACTGTGTCGACTTCTTCCCAGCTATTGAATTCTGCCAGTTCCTCAAACCACAGCCAACGAACGTAACCTTTTGCGATGATAAACGACTTTAATTTCTGTGGATCATCAACACCACTAAAATAAATTGCCGTCCCTGTATCTTTATGGATAATCTTGTAAGGCGATTTCTTAAACTCAAACTGATTATTAACACGTAGCATATATATCGCCCATTTAATCTGTTCATAAACTGACATGTTAATTGTGTTAGCAACCTTGCGCATTACTAAGGCATTAGCATATGGGTCTTGCAGAAACTTATAAACAATATCCAAACTAATTGCAGACGACTTAGTAGAGCCACGACCGCCTTCTAACACCTTATTAGAGGCCTTGGAAAACAGCACGTTGTTAAAATGGGGATTGATCATTGCATCAACATCCACATCAATTACTGTTGTCATCCGTGTTCCTCCCATCAGTTCGGTTAAAGTTCATAATAATGTTATCCTGCGCATCGCCATCGGCTTCACGTTTGGCTTTCAGCTCAGCTAAATCAGCATCAGCTTTAAGCTTACGTATCTGCTCGGCCGTCATCGGGTCCATTGCTGGATAACGTTTCATCAGCTCTTTACCAGCACTTAGCCGAGTTTTTAGATCAGCCGGAGTTTCTACCACTTCCACGCCTTTAGGAGTGGCGACAGCACTTTTTTCACTTTCTTCACCACGCAAGATACGAGAATACAATTGAAGTACCTCTTCAGCTTTAGCTATCTTAGCATCTTCAAGTTTCTTCATTTTTTTCTCAATGGCTCTTTTTATGTCAGGTTTGGTCAAGTTTTCACTGCCTACTGACCGAGCAGTTTTTTTAGAATAACCTGCTTTGATTGCGGCTTGAGTGGCATTGCCAAGTTCAATATAGTAATCAACAAACCTGTTTTGCTTTTCCGTTAGTTTCATGGCATTTGCCACCACCACCTTTCAATTATGTATTTCTACAACACGCACCTAATAACCAACCACGCCATCAGCAGTCCACCATAGAACATTGCCGTGAACAATGCTATGAGTGCCAATGACAACCCTATGTATTTGAATAAGCTTTTCATAGCAACCTCTCCTGTTTTCTGTTACAATGACGTCAAAGGACAATAACATGTACATTGCTAACGATCAACGTTTAACTCCTAGGTCCTTTTGCCATTGACTTAACTGGTCAATGGTTTTTTATGTGCATTAAAAAAGACAGTCACAATGGACTGCCTAAAATATTATGTATGTCCCCGGTCAGGGACTAGCCTCTAACCCAGCTAACGGATATAACAGTAGGTGGAATCGAACCGCCTGTGATAATCAGTTATAAGTTAATGAGTCATATCAATGTCTGTCTATGTGCTCACGCCTACCAGGCACTGTTACGGTTAGATCATGCTAACCACACTAACGAATTTTCGTAGGAGGAAAATTTCGTGTTCTTACAAAAGGACTTAATTAAGCCTTTTTGTATATTACAAATATACAACACTTTTACGGGGTGTTCGTCCCGCTTTTGTCTCGCTTCGACAATTCTTTTTGAACGGCCTTGATAAAAGCATCTCTTCGTGCATACACCCTACTGCGAGATAGGCTCAAATGTTTGCCCAACCCTACTGCATCATAATGCCTGTTATTTGCAAAGAAGAATTCATAAATTATTTCGTATGTTGCACGGTCTAATAAAGTTCGTACAGGCTTGTCCACACATTGGCTTAGAACGCTCTCTACGGCATTTTTATTTCGCTCTAGTTCAATTAGCTTATGGTCAGATAAAACTCGGCTAACCTCATTCTCAAGTGATTCATCGCGTACATTCTGAGCACGTCCGCCACCGATATTTTCATCTGAGTAAGCATCAAACGGGTATCTGAGTTCTAGCTCACGTCTGCGTTTATCGCGTTCATAATCTGGATATCTCTTGATTACTTGAATCGCTTCATCTCTTGTTGCCAATATATTTCCTCCCTAAAATATTCTAACTCTGCGTTGTACTTTAGTCTGATATAGCATTGGTCCGATTCTGTGATAGACTATTTTGCCTCGCAGAAACTTAAATATCCTCATCACGTGTTTCATACCTCTCTTCCCATGTCATAATTCTGAACGGTGGGTGCTTAACATTTTTCTGATTTAAAGCAGTCGCTTTTGTCATGCCTACATGCCTTGCTAATTCGCCTAAGTTATGAAATGCAATCGTCTTTCCATCTTTGATCAAATAACGCATCTCTCGGCGCTGTCTCATGCCGTCTATTTCTTCTTGCATCTTATGAGCTTTCATGAATGATTGAATCGTTTTGCGATTTAGCTTGACTCCGTAATCTCTTGCCAAAATACCAGCCATATACTCATACCCAATACTTTTCTTTGAAACTTCACGTATTAAATCCTCTGATATGCTCGAATTAGCATGATGCTTAACTTTGTGATAATCGAGTTCCAGCCTGTCAATGACTTCATAAATCGGTTGTGGTCCTGAATAATCTAAATCATTAGCAATCTCCCATGGCTTTTTGCCTTGTTCGATTTGCTCCCTGATATAACTATCTTTCTGTTCTCTTGTCATAATTTTAAAGGCTCGTGTTTCATCGATTGGCAGTCGGCTTTTTCTGGCACGATTCTTTACACCTTTACTATTCCACAATTTACGGAACTCAATAATTTTAGGGTCTTTCTCGACTTCATCATCAGTAGCCCAATTATGAAAGCCATATGTTGTATCTAGGTACTTTACAATGCCAGCTGTAGCATTTCTCAACTGTTGTTTAGTTGCTGTCATGGTTCTCTCTCCTTTGCTTATTATTTTCCGGAATGCCTTGCCTTGAGGCTCGAACTCAAGCATGTACCGTTGCAAGGCTTGCTAGTTTGGATGCAAGAATTAGATATAATTGAGGTTTATTCACATCCTTGTTAGATTTCCGCCCTAGCTATGGCTTACAGACTTCTGACAGTCTGCAAGTCTAATTTTGATTAACGTGACCTCTGATTTGCGCTACAAATTGTGAGTATCTAGCACTTTCAGATTGGCGTGTAAACTCTTATCATCTTCCTTCTTTCAGCCAACCTTTATTGTTGTCTCGATTGTCGGTTCGAGTGATTATGCAAAATACTTGTTGGCTGTTGCTGGCTTAGCCGTTATCATAAGCTGAGCTGCGGTCGGAGCTTGAGAAATAATAGGATTAGGATCTTGCGTGTAAATTTAATTTGCTCCGACAACGGCCGAGAGAGTTTTGAAGCTCAAACGGTCTATAATGCTTATCTCTCTTTTTTCCTTTGCTTGATCATTGCTCCATATCTGCTTTCTCAAAATATTTCATCAGCCAGTCCCATTGCTCTGGCGTGCGTACTCGGTAATATTTAGTCATTAGTCGTCCTCCTTAAAATAGTTCATCATGCCAGCGCTCAATAATTGCTTGATAGATGGCTTGGTCCTTCTCTTTTTCAGTCAGCCTATCTCTGGATTTTATGGTTTCAAAATCTGCACATGCGTCCATATCATAATATATGTCAATTACAGACATTGCCTCTAATTGGCTATTAAGCACTAACCAGTCATACAGTTTCTTTTGATCTTTATTCATTGAAATTCCTCCAGTTCAATCTCAATTCGTGGGTTGTCCGAATAAAACTTGTGCGCAGTTAGATCCACAATCTGTGAATCATCACGCCATAGAATGCCATTTAAGGCGTCCAACGTGCTTTTGATATAATTATCGGTATCAGGATTAACTGTTGGTCTAACCTGCCCTGTCGTCCTTCTGAGGTGCTCTTTCTTACTGATAGACTTCTGCACTGCACGGTAGAACCAGATTTCAGCCTTAATGCCTCTTGGGTAGAAACAACATGTTTTTATTTCCGCCAACAAATGTAGCTGCTTCTTGAAGTCTGCCGTTTTCTTTGGGTCATACATTCGCAGACTTCTTCCCATCCGTACCGCTCGTGGTCTTGCTTGTGCGACTGGCTCGATTTCAAAAACTAGTCTCATATCATCGACCCTTTTCGCTGTACTCTGTCATCCACAAAAGCATGACTGTTCCAACCTCGTCGTCTGGGCTTGGGGTCAACTGCGGTAGTTTTATAGACTGGCCCTAGATCGTACGGCTCGACACTTGATCTAATTAATGTGTGTGTTTTCGGGTTCCAGTGGATAATTCTTTGATTTGGTCTGATTTTTCTTGGCATGGGTTAGCCTCCTTGTCTATAATCTGCTACGTCATCGAACTTAATCAATGCGCTGTGTGCTTGAATCCTTGAAACCGTTCGCTCGTCGTATTTTTCCGTTAGTTCTTCAAAGCTTTCGTTAGTTGTAACAATCAAGGGCATGTCTTCCCTAATCTGCATTAAATTGTCAATCTGTTCGAAGTTGAAGTCTGTATCACGTTCAGCGCCTAGATCATCAACCACAGCGATATCTGCGGTCTGTAATGCTGAAACAGTTCGATCGGTTGCCTTTTTTATCTGATCGTCATTGAAACCGTCCTTAATCTGTTTCATCAACAATGGCCACGAGCAGAAAACTATTTCGATATTGCGATAGGCGTCCGCTGATTCATTCGTGCCTTTTTGACGCTTACGATACTTAACTCGATATTTAGTTTGCTTGAAAATTTCTTGAATCGCTGCAAAAGCTAAGTGTGTTTTGCCAGAACCTGTATGCCCCTGCAAAATCATATGAGTGCTTTCGCCCTCGCTAAGGTGCATAGCACCCTTATAGACATACCTCGCAACTTTCAGACGATCATCATTATCTTTTGCAAAATTATCAAAGGTACAATTCGTTATATCTTTGGCAAAAATTGACGTTGAAGTGAGATAACCAATTGCTCCATGTTTTAGACTGTTCTCGGTAGCTATCTGAGCAGTTCGCTGTTCTAATTCATCTTTAGTGACTGGCTTAGTTCCACCGTCCAAAGTCGAATATCCACATACAGGACAGAATGCTGCTTTCTTGACGCCTTTATGAACATGCTTGACTCCGTTGTCATAAGTTATCTTGTCGCCCTTAGGTCTGAACATGGCTGTTTCATTACCTCGCTCCAAACACTCCGGACAAAACTCTTTTTCTTCGTCAGAGTATCTTCTGATGTAATCCAGAACGATCTCATTTATTCCCTGCATAATTTTCTCCTACCATGGCATATCATCCTCACTCAATCCCATCGCAGCCATTTCTTTTTCTTCGTCAGCCTTGAACATTGGCTTAATGTTGGGACGGTCCATGATAGTGTCAAGATTGACAGGCACTTCACCATACTTAGTGAGGTACTCTTGCTTGAGTTTCTCTTTGCGTTGGTGTTCTTTTTCCCACGTTTCTTTAATGCTGTGATGTTTCGCCTTATTAGAACGCTTATAGCCACTGTTTCTAGCTTTGTTTTTTTCTATCCAAGCTTTTTCAATCTTCTCTGCCTTTTCAACCGTAGTGACATTACCAGTTTCATACCCATCAAGGATTTGTCTTAGATAATTAAAATTAGGTTTTGTAGCATGTTGATCCATATAATTGATAGCATGTGAGACGATTTCATCACTCAATCGCTGCTCATAGTCCATCAGAACCAGCATGTTATTGTTGCTCAATGTTGCTCCAGTCATCTGGTAGTCAGTGAAGATGTCAGGAGCCCTTTTACTACTACTACTAATTCTCTTTGTATTATTAATACTTGTATTATTACCTTCAGCATTTTCTAAATACCCCCCTTTAATATTCTTAATAGGGGTATTTAATTTATTAACTACCCTAAGGGTTCGCTTTTTGATTTGTTTTCCTTCTCTGTCGTACTTAACAGATAAGTAACCTTTATCAACTAAACCATTGATAATTTGCGAACATCTTCCAGCAGTTAAACCAAAGAATTCAGAAAAATATTTGTTTGATGCAAAGCAGCCCTGATCGTTGTCTAAGCTGTTTATTTCTGTTAGAAAAACAACTTCAACGATTTTCAGTTCTTCATCTAGCCAATATTTAGCTGGTATCCAAACACCTTGAAATTTTCTGTCTTGTTTTGTAACTTTTCTAACTGCCATGCTGTTCCTCCTCTCGATAATCTCCCTTAACACCTATCTTCTTGAGCGTTTCAACATCTAATTTGATTCCGTTCAGCGGCATATGGTACTTGTTGCTAAATTGCTTATTGCCTATCTGGTGGCGTTCTGAATGATGAACCCGACATAATGCAATTACATGTCTTTTGCTATGGTCCACATGATTACGATTTAAACCTGAACCAATTTCATCAATGTGATCAATATCTGCATGTTTGCCACAGATAACGCACTTTCGATGCTTACAACACTGATATAGAAAGTAATTTTCATCTCGTGGAAGTAGCTCATAGCTGTCGTTGATCGGCACGTTATACTGAAAGATAAACTCAACAACTAGGTCTAAAAGTTTGTTAGCGTCTGATACTGAATTAGTTGTATCGGCTGCTAGGCTTATCTCTTTTCCCTCTGTTTCAATCGAATATGCTGTATAAAAGTAATCCTTTAAGAATTCTTTCATTGGTGCTCCTGACCATGATTGAATCTCATTTAAGAGACTGAAAAAGAGAGCTCGCTGTTTTGGTCTGACCTTTCTCGGGTCAACGATATTCAATTCAGCATATACATGGCTCAAGTCACCGTCATACATTGTCTTGAGATGCTCAATATTTAATGGGCTTTCCAACTTTGAAGTAATCTCATCGGGTGTTATTTTCCTGACCAAAACAGGTTCACTCATCTAATCCACCTCGATCTCGCTTGCGTGCGTAAAATTTTCGATCATATTCGTCATGCGGCAGTATTCGCATTTACCACATCTCTTCGGCTTAATTTCGCCATTCATGACATCCCACACTCGTTTTTGGTTGTCCTTGATGAATTCAAGTGCTCCATCTAATTCATAGCCATCGTCAACAGAATTAAAGTCAATCGCCATCTTATCGGGTGGGTCTTGCTTACTAACGGCAAAGATAAACGGCTGACACTCAACTCCAAACTGTTGCTTGATGAGCTCTTGATACACCGCCATCTGCATGTAATAGCCGTATGCTTTAACAAATGGCACTCTGTGTCTAACTTCTGGGTCATAGATGCCTTTGTGGATATCAGCAGTTGTCTTCAAGTCGCAGAAGTAACCATGATCTAAGACAAGGCTGTCAATTTTGCCCTTCCACGGATAACCGTCAATTTTGCCAGTCACAATAACTTCTTTCTGACCTGGTTCATAAACGTTCGTAAAGGCTTCATCGTGTTTCAGCACTGAAATCATGCTGTCAGCTTGCTTGTACTGCGATTTGATACCTTTGTCTGAATTGCCATACTTGTAAATAAACTTGGCATTGTCTGATTTGAATTTGTCATGCGCTTCTTGACTTTCGAAAAAGCTATGAAGCCAGTTACCAACCAACAAAGCAGTATTATCTCGATTTGGTTGCCAGTCTTCTTTCAGCATTGCTAAAGTCGCAGCTTCACACTTCATGAAGTCCTTGAAGATCGATACAGACATATATTTGAAGTCCGTATCATGTTCGTAGTAATTAGCCTGAGTAAGCTCCATTACTGCTCATCTGCCTTTGGTTGTCCTGTGATGTCGTCTAACAATTCAGTCTGTTCTTCCTGATCGTTGTCTTTTGATTTGTCGTAGTCTTGAATGATTTCAGTTATTTCATCGCTAGGTTTCTCATCTTGCTGTTTAACGTCCTTTTCAGCCTGTTCTGGCTCGGGTACGTTGCTTTGAGTATCATTAGACGTTTGAACGTCATCGTTGCTTGTAGCACCCTTTAAGATTGAATTAGCCTGCTGCTCTCTTTCAGTAGCTTCGACTTCTTTAACTTCTTGAGATGGCTCATTTGGGTTCTTATCATCTTCGGTATACATACCGCCCAAAGCTTCAGGAAATGCCTCACGTAATGCGTTAACAATTGCCGTCTTACGAATCATCGTTGCAGGCATTGACTTCCAAGTTGAGTTAAGTTCTTTCTGATGTGTCTTGTAGTCGTATCTTTCTTTCTTAAATTCATCAAAACTAATTTCAACATGATGTGGTTCTTTTCGATCGTTGCGATAGACATCAGCCCAGCCACCGACTAATTGGTCAGTCGGCAATATAAAAGCCCCATTGCTATATACAATTTCTTCATTACGGACAACGATTACACCCGCTTTAATACCTGCATACTGCTCATTGTTTTCAGCGCGCTTCATAAATGCCTCTTTGGAAGTGATAAGCTGTGCAGGGCTTCCTTTGAACTTGATAATGTACGCTTCTTTTAAGAAAGGATTAAGGTGCTGGTACTTGCAAAGGTTGATAAACATTACAATCTCTTGGGTTGTGATAGGTTCTTTGCTATCAACCAAATAATTACGGACTGTGTTTGGTGATAATGTGATATCTTCACCGTTAACATCAAACGTTACTGACTGTTCTTGTTTTGTTGCTATTTCATTACTCATATTGATATCCTCCCATTTCTTCCACTGTTTCGATTGCCATATCTACATCACAAATTCGTGCGTCACACTTGTATTTGCAATATGCAACTAACTGGCTCATAGGGACTAATCCATCATCGGTCATCCAGACTTCATCTTCAGTGATTAAGTCGCCATTCAAGTCGTGTAATTCTTTAGGTGCTCGTGGCATATTGTATTGTACAAATTGGCGTTGCCACTCATCTGAGTGGGTGTCCATATCATCAGCCATGCGGTCAAAATTATATTGCATTAAAATCAACTTCTTTTCATTTCTTCAAGCTGCTCTTGCCACATGTCGAATGCACTACAATAGATATATTGTTGTAACTCATCAGTCATATCATCATTTTCTTTTTCGATTTTTTGGCAAAGTAGCATGAAATTATCTTGGGTCATAGTTTGTTTTGCAAAATTTAAAAATCTAACGATTGCATCTGCTTCTTTAGTTTCCATGCTGTGCCTCCTGTTCTCTCAATAGATCAATGTGATGCTGTAATAGTCGGATCTCTGAATCAGTCAACTGATCACGTTTCACATTGATAATCATTGTCAGATAGCTAATGCGTTCTTGCGGTGTTGATTTAACTGCTATCGTTTGTAAAGCATCATGGTGGGCTTTAGATTGTGGTGTCATAATTTGCTCCAATCTGTGCTATAATAGGCACGTGATATATTTTTGTTGAATGTTAGTCACGACTGCCATCGTGGCTTTTTTCTTGCTTTAAAAACTTGTACATTTGGTGTGTTCCCATCAGCGCTAAAGTGAATACCGTTACGGCTAATAAAGCTGTGTAACTAGCTCCTAGCCTGATCATCACCATCAAGATGACGAGGTTGATAATTTCGATTCCCGATGCTGTCATGCTGCTCACCCATTTTCTGTTTCCATTTGTAATCAACATCATCGAATATAATCACCAACAGGACAATTAGAAGTATGATTATGATGCTCATTTATTAATCCTCCTCTTTATCATTGCCACGATCATCGCAATAACGATATACCCGACTATTGCAACGACCGTTCCTTCCCCTGGTGTCATGTAACCGCCCCCAGTAAATAATTGTCCCTGATCCATTCGTTAAATTCGTCCACTGGATAGCGGACTAAGCCGTCAATAACTACTGTGGGCGGTGCAAGTGGCATGATCTTGTCATGAAACGTTCTGGGTGTAATGCTGAGATAATCAGCCATTTGTGCTTGATTGAGATAACCGATTGATTGCTTGTCACTGGTTTGTTCGTCCAGTTTGTGCTGAACCAGCTTAGCTATTTTAGTAGCGATCAATTCTTCTAGTTCTGCCATTGGATCAGCCTCCTTTCTATTTAAATTAATTGATTAGCTTACGATTTAACTTTCCTTATATAATTGATATAAGGAGGTGATTTAATTGAAAGAAAAAGAATTTAATAGCAAATTTCAAAGTGTACTGGACGATTTTTCAGCAGAACATTGGTCAAAAGATGCAGTTCTTGAATCAATGAAAAGATACGCAGATCAAAACGGCAATTTAAAGCTTGAAGATGCGCTTATATTTGCACTTAACGAGTCCAGAGAATACACTGAAAAATTCACTTATTTAGTTCTCTCTGCTCTATTTGTTGATAAGGACCAATAAATTTCAGCGAGTTTATCCGCATTAATTTTCACTCCGTGTTCCTCGCTACTTCCGATAGCTTGGAGCACGTTTTTTATTTCTTCTGTGGTTCCTTCTACTGTTAATTTCATTTAAATCTTCCTTTCTATAAAAACGATTAATCGTATAATTGAGTTATCTCAATATAAGGTGGTGATAAACATGTCGGGCAAAAATCAGCACGTCGTACCCAACAAAAATGGTGGTTGGAACGTTAAGGGCGAGGGAAATTCGAAATCTACTCTACACACAGACACAAAAGCAGAAGCCGTTAAAGCAGGTCGTGAATTTTCGATAAATCAACATTCTGAATTAGTTATTCATGGTAGAAACGGACAAATCCAGAACAAAGACAGTCATGGCCATGATCCACATCCACCAAAGGGCTAATTGTATTTAGGTGTTAACCTGATACGATAACCGTCAGCAGGAGTTATATCCGTTAATGTAACTTCTGCTATTTTTTTGCCTTCTTCGGTTTCAACAACCAACTTGCTATAAAAATCTTCATTAAGAACGCGAACTTTTTCTTCACTCATTTTTAAGCCTCCTCGTTGTCTTCAATAGTTGGTAAATATAAATCGCTCATGCCTAAGGTGTCAGCAATCCAAAATAGTGTTTCTAAATTGAAATCTTGTGCATCTTCAACCGTTTTAAAAGTTTCAGGATTTAAGTTCTTGTCATTCACTGACAGTAATGTTTCTATTGCGTCTCTTACTGATTCATATTCCATTATTTATTCCTCCTAATCTTTTGGTTCAGTTGCTTTATATCCGTGGCTTATTTCCCAGACATTCAAGGTTTGCAGTTGAGCTTCCGTAATACGTAACGTTCTTTCTGGCAAGTCATAGATGTTTAACTGCTTGGCATAATTGATTGCATCTTCATAATTTGCGTGCAGAATAGTTGTATACTTGATCGCATTGAAATGTTTCTTAACAATTGAGTAAAAGGCACCGATAATGTGTCCATATTTCTTAGAGTAAAAATTTGATCCACCGTAGTTTTTGTCCCCAAATGTTTGTCCGATCCATTCAAGCGTCGTGATGTTGGCACGCTGTGAAATAATGCTTTTAAGATTTGTTGCCTCTCCGTCGTTTAATGGAATTGTCTTTTTTACATCTTCAATGGCATCATCTACAAATGCGTGCATTTCTTCTTCTGTGCTTTTAACAGCCCTTGAAATTTCATCTTTGAAATCAGCAGTCATTTTACTTTTAACCTGTTGCAAGTCATTCTTATTAGCCTCACGGACTTTCTTAATAATCACTGCGTTGTTTAATTGTTGCTCGATTAATTTATCGATCATTTCGTTATTTTGTTTTTCTTGTGGCATCATTCTGAAAACTTCCCTTCTACTATTCTTCTGCCTTCAATAATTTGGTTTACGTTGTCAACGAATCTTTGGAGACCATCAGTTGCTTCTTGCAAATCAGATTTAGACCTATTATCTAAATCATTAATTTTGGATATATCAGTCAGCACATTTTCTTCTCGTAAGAATTTTTGAATGTCCCTTATCAATGAATAAATGCTAATTGATGTTTGAACTTTCAAAGACCTAAGCTCATGTTCTTGTTGCTCATCAAACTTGTCATTCGCTTCATCGTTTTTTCTGATCCGTTCGTAAGCCTGAACTTCCCTCTGATAAAATTCGAGATCCTCTTGAGCTTTTTTCAATTGAGCTTGAGCATCAGACGCTTGTTGTTTAAGTTGCTCATAATCATCGGGTACTTTCTCAATTTCTTTTTCAACGATCTCTGGCGCCGGTTTGTTCTTAACTTGTTCTTCTAATGCAGTAATCGTTTTTGACTTGTCATCAATCACACCGTTCAATGTTTGGCGAGCGTCCTCGGACTGTTTGAGCTTGTGGTTAAGCTCTTGAATTTCTCGCCTGGTCATATCAACCGGCTTTTTGGTTTCACCAGAATCTAATTGTTGTGGTTCATTGCGCATTTCAGTGGGAATTTTGGTTAGTTCATAAAGAACACTGACGCCTAAATGTTGCACTGGTTCATCATTTAACCATTTTTCTGAAGAAACCTTGATAAACCTTGATGCCATTGTTCTATCCATATTGATTGATTCAAGCCATTTAAGATATTGTCCATGCGCCAAGTCTTCTTCTTTGACCTTCTTCAACCGTCTACCAATCTCAAATATTGCTTGTCCACCGATTGACTGGTAAGTTTTGATCTCGGTAGTTAGTTGAGTTAGATCATTACTTAATGCAACTTCTTGCAATTTGTTCACCTCCTCTATTCTTTAATTAAATTACGGTTAAACCGTAAGTTACGGTAAAAAATAAGATCGTTGTAATTAGCGCCAAAATACTTTTCGATGTTATCGAGTGTCTTTTTATTAGGAAAAGTTTTTGCCCGTTCATAATTACTCCACGTATCTGGACTCACGCCAACGATCTTTGCCATTTCTGTTTGAGTTAATCCATAATTAACTCGCAACGCTTTTAATGTCAGTTTCATGTGTTCACTTCCTTTCGACATACTAATCATATAACGGTTAAACCGTACTGTCAAGAACAAAACACGAAAAAACCGTAATTTATTAAAAATAATTATTGCAATACATACGATATTGCCGTAATATAGTAATTGTAGAAAGGAAGTGAACAAAATAGATGAATGGTTTAGGCAATAAAGAAGTCATGTCAGCCAATATAAAGAAGTATATGGATAGAAATGGGATTGATCGAAGTAAATTAGCTAGTGATCTTGGACAAGCATATACAACTGTTTCTGATTGGGTCAATGGAAAAACATACCCAAGAATTGATAAAATTGAAATGCTCGCCGATTATTTCCATATTGAAAAAGCTGATTTAGTAGAAGAAAATAAGCCTGACAATTTAAAGGAAGTCCCAACCAAAACTAAAAAAGTTCCTATATTAGGTACAATAGCCTGCGGTGATCCAATAACTGCTGATGAGAATATTGAGAGCTATCGTGAAACGGTTGCCGATCTTCTACCGAATGGAACAGTCTTTTATCTCAAGGCAAAAGGCAGATCAATGGAGCCGACAATACCAAATGGTTCGTACGTGCTGATTAGGGAACAACCAACTGTGGAAGACGGCGAGATCGCAGCGGTGCTAGTTGATAATGACAGCGAGGCCACATTAAAGCGAGTCAAGCACCAAGGCAACATCGTCATGTTGATGCCAGATAACCACGAGTACGATCCGATAATTTTATCAGACGATTATACTGGCAGGATAATTGGCAAGGCAGTTCGGTTTGTAGCCGATCTATAAAAAATGCCCTAGCCAGAATTTAGGGTAACCGGCTAGAGCATGAGAATATGTGTTTGACTAGATTATAACATCTAGCCGAGCACATTACATATTTAATTAAAATAATACATAGTCCGCACCTCGTGGACGTTAAAAACCGAGGAAATATTATATTTGGAGGAATTACAAATGGCAAAGAAGAAGATTACAGGACAAAATGGGAAAGAGTATACAGTTAAGGAAAAGAAACCATTTTATAAAAAGATTTGGTTTTGGCTGCTGATTCTCGTAGTAGTGTTTATGTTTGCTAGTGTTGTCGGCAGTGATGATGATGAAAGCACAGCAAGCGACGCAAAGACTGGACAAAAGCAATCGTCGAGTAAAAAGAAAGACAATGTACCGGCTGAATACAGAGCAGCTCAACGAAAGGGACAAACTTACGCCGACACCATGAATATGTCAAAAGCAGGTATTTATGATCAGCTAACTTCTGATGCAGGCGAAGGTTTCCCACAAAAAGCTGCACAATATGCAGTAGACCACATCAAAGTCAACTATAATAAGAATGCCTTAGAAAAAGCCAAAGATTATCGCGAAGAGCAAGATATGTCCAATGATTCAATACATGAACAATTAACTTCAGAAGCCGGCGAACAATTTACATCGCAGGAAGCTGATTATGCAATTCAACATATAGATGATTAA